TGTTGCTGAGATTCATCCACAAAAGCGGATGCATCAGACTGCTTCATCTGCTCAATCAGATCATTCAGTCCAAGGATTTTACCGTCTTTCAGCTTTAATCCGGCTTCTTTAATGTCTGCCATAACAGACTTCTTTGCAGCCTCACTGGAAAATTTAACATCATCAAGTGCTGTTTTAAGTGCATCTGAAAAATCGCGGTCATAGATTTTTGCATTGAATTCTTTCTCTGCGTCTTCAGCCTTCTTCTTCCATCCAGCAAGCTCTGTCTGAATGTTTGCCGGGTCGATACCGTCAAAGCCTTTTAAGGTTTCTTCTGCTGTCTCAGCACGTTCCTTCCAGCTGTCGCGTTCTCCTTCGACTTTCGACAGAGTTTTCGCTACTTCTTTAGCATTCTTGTAATGCTCAGAAAGTGCCTTCTTCACATCTGCCTGCTTGTCCTCTGGGATCTCAATTCCAAATGATTTTAATGTGTCAATAAGTTTCTGCATATACATCCTCCTGGTCGTGTTTATTGACCTGCCGCCGCAGGTAAGTGGATTAAGCCAGTTAGACCACTGGCAGGGTAATCGGAATGGCAGGAATCGAACCTGCGGCGCATAGTTTATATACATTGCTCTACCACTGAGCTACATTCCATCAACCCGGATTCCCGGGTTAGCAAGGTGTTTAACGTGTCATGCCTGCCACGAGTTGTTTCGGGCATCTGTCTGCCCATTTACCTTTTACAAGGAGGTGCGTACTGTCTACATGATCGCATAGACAGCGATGGTACGTGTCGGAAATTGCATCCGCTTTTCAACCTCCAGATTCCGCCCGAATCTGTTTCTGTTAAGGACACGCACCCGTGAAAGGAGGAATCAATGAAAAAATGTCTATGTCAAGTGGCTGTAACCACTTACGAATCTTCCTTATGAATATATTTTAGCATAGAACCTTCAAAAAGTTGTGGTACATGTTTTAGCTAATTAGATCATATCCCGGAGCTTTTCCACGTATCTCTTGACAAGATCGCGTTCCTCCCGGCACTCTGCATCCTTGGACATATCGCTCATTTCTGTTGTAAGTTCGTCCAGATGTTCTTCCAGAGCGGCAAGCATCTTCCTCTTGCAGTCCTCAGACTTGCCGGAACGATAGCTTTGCTTCTGCGTCATATAGTCATCGTAAGCATCTCGTCCATCAGAACGGCTGTAATGCCCTCTGACATAATGTTCACCCCGTCTGGCATAAGAATTGCCCCGGTCGTAATCTGGCATCATTCTGCCATCATTTGCGCTGTATCTCCCCATACTGTCACGTTTTCTTCCACGTTCGCTGTAATCGTCATTGTATCCGCCACGCATTTCATCAAGGACAGTGTTGTAATACTCCACTTTCTTGTCCCAGTACTGCGTATTCTTGATATCTTTGTACATATCAATCAGCTTGTATGTCATTTCCAGATTTCCGGTGGTCAGTCCGCTGTCAGCAATTTTGGACAATTCTTCCTCTATCCTTGCACATAAGTCTTTAATATCTCTCATAACTGCACCTCCTACGCTTCTCTGGTCACGACAATATTTGCGTTCGCAACAGAAATAGCCTGATCACTGGTATTCTCTACTGCAATATTAACGCAACATCCGCGAGGTACATCCACGTAAATTCCGGAAGACACATTATTATACTGAACTACTGCTGCCGGCGTGGAAATCATCTGAGAAGATAATACCGGTTCTCCAGAGATTGCAATAGCCAGAGAAATAGCTCCGACAGTGCCGCCTGTTGGAATTGCGATATTGCCAGAAAAATCCACGAAGAATCTTGCTTTACACTGGTTGGTCAGTCCTCTCAGGGTAATGATTCCGCTTCCCTCTCTGTGCTGAATACAGTTAGAACCTTTGACTGCTGTGTTTGAAAATACTACGTTTCCATTTGCTGCTACAGTCTGAGCAGCTGCATTTGTAAATTCTGCCATAAAAATACTCCTTTCATATCACAAAAGGACAGGTCTCAGCCTGCCCTTCTGTGTAATACGGCATAAGCCGACATCCGAAATCAATCGAAAGATACTCTCGATATGAAGTTATCAGCAATTACATCCGGTGTTGCATCCGCATCCGTAATATGTGTTCGGATTAGGAACCTGATATGCCGGAATCGGTGCTGGATTAATCGCATTAATGAGCTGCTGTGTCTGAGAAGCCATTGCAGTTGTGAGAAGCGCACTCTGGCGATCCTGAGAAGCGGCACGTCTGAGGTCGTTATTTTCAGCCTGGAGATTGGATATCTTCTCGTTGCACAGGTAATCAAGGATTGCCCTTGTTCCGGCGTTCTGGCTGTCGATAATGTCTCTTGTGTTACTGTTCATGGTGTTCTGCAATGCACAGGTATTCTGTGCCATGTTGTAGTTTATGCCCTGGATTGCTTCTCTGGTTTCGCAGCAGCAGTTTGCAAGCTGTGCCTGGAGTGCATTGGTATTCTGCATATTTGCTACAGTGTCAGCATTAATAGCCTGCTGAATGCCGAAACCAGTCTGCATGATGTTTGTGTTGATTCCGTTAAATCCGGTAAGCATACCGTTATTCATAGCATAGAAGCCATCACACAGGCCGCTATTGATTCCGTCAAGCTTGCTGATTACAGCGGAATTGTCGAATCCTCTCTGAATATCTGCCTGAGTAGCTGCTGTAGCTACATATCCTCCGCCGTTTCCATTATTGCCCCAGCCGTTGTTTCCCCATCCGCAAAATGCGAACAAGAAAAGCACGATAAGCCACCATGCGCCATCTCCGCCAAACATTCCATCATTTCTGTTGTTCCCGGTCAAAAGAGCAACGTCTGATGCTGTTAAATTTCCATCCATAGTTATAATCTCCTTTTTTGTATTTACATCAATCTGGCCAGATTGTAATGTACTATTTTATATTTTTCAGCAGATTTTGGAACTGCCCTGCCATCTGTTGAACCTGATTAAGCTGTTGCTGAGAAATCCGTCCAGACTGTAGCATCTTCTCAACTTCTGCTTTCGGGTCTCCCTTAAAATTCTGTTTAAACTGCATAAACTGCTGTATCATCTGCATTGGTCCGTTTCCCTGTGGCATCCCACCACCAAGTACGTTAAATAATGGATTACTCATCTGCATTTCCTCCCTTGGTCGCTGATTCCTGTACGGTATTAGCCCTAACAGGTTCAGAAAAAGAATTTAATCGGTTTATGATAGCTTCGTATTTGCCCTTTAAATCGTCATATTCATGTCTAGTGACGTATTTACTGTCCATGTTCTGAACGGGCTGTTTAGGCGGCATCTGAGAACCCACCTCGTGGTATTCAAATGTCCGCAGTGGCTGCGGCATGCCGGAAACGTCTGTGGATTTTATGTAGAACTTTTCACTTTCGCTGTCCATCAGTAAAACACTTGTTCCGGGTGCTACCAGATAGGATTTTGCGCCGACTTCGCCGGATACCCACAGGATGCCATTATTGTTCTGCTGCTGTTGTACTGGTTGAGCTGGCATCTGAACAGGTTGTTGCTGAAATTGATTCATCTGTCCCGGAACGCCAAAGCTATATTGATAAGGATTGTTATATAATGCCATCTTATACACCGCCTTTCTGATTATATTTTTGCACAGGAATATTAATCTAAGAAGTTCAAAAAAGTATCAAAAAAGTATTGACACGTCACCCATTGGGTGATATTATAATATCAGAAACAAGGAAGACGTAAAATTTAGGAGGAGTAAAAAGATGTATAAGGATTATCGTTATATTAACGCCGGACAGAATGAGATTTACAGATATGGTCATAAGGCTGTAGAAAAAGTTCAAGCTTGTCTAGTGCCTAACGAGCAGGGATGGTTGAGTATTCCTGTTGATGGTGGCAAATATTGGACTATTGGAACCAGTGAAGGGAAATATGGAGAATTTGCCAAAGTAAAAGATACGATTTTTTCCGTAAACAGTGCGGGCTACATGTACGCAAAAGTGGACAGCCCAAAAGGTGAAAAATTTGTGGAAGCAATCAAATTTATGATTGCTGAAATGAATCGAATAAACCAGGAAAGATTGGACGCGTTAAAAGATGGCGAAGAGGAGGAAGAAGAATGAAGTTTAAAGAAATTCGTTCATTTTCCGGATTAAGCCAACAGGCTTTTTCCGAAAAATATAAGATTCCCAAAAGAACAATTGAAAACTGGGAGGGTGGTAAAAGAAATCCACCAGAATACGTAATTTTATTGCTTGAAAGAGCTGTAAAAGAAGATTTTGTATAAAAGAAGGAGGGGTAAATCACCTCTCCTTTTAGCACACTTTGATTATTTTATTGTTCACCCTCCGGCTTAATCGTTTCGCCGTGGATATACTCACGTTCATCTGCTCAGCGCAGTATTCAAGCGTATATTCTTTGCATCTCAGCCGGAACAGTCTTTCCTCGTCCGGTGTAAAATTACACTCTATTAAGAATCTGTCTATGTCTTTCTTGGTGAACACATATAATTTCATGAGCATACCCCTTACTAATGCTAACGCTGATTCTGCGCAAGATAATTTGTAAGCTTCTGTTTTGTTTTTTTTAATTCTTCCACATTATTCCCACTAATCTGACTATCCAGCATGGTTGATAACACTTCCAGAATCAATGAATCACGTTCCGCAATCCTCTGAAGACTCTCGTAATCTCGCTTATCGTGTTCTTCTAGTGTCTCAACTCGTTTGTTAAGCCGGAATGCCGGAGTAATCCACTTAAGAATTACGGCCACCGCTCCTCCGACAATAGACACTCCTCCGCAAATTGAGAGGAATACTTGTACAAATTCTGATATGCTCATTTAGCTACTCCTTTTCCCAGTAATATACCGGGACTTCATTTCCGGAATCCCATGTATCATAATATTTACCATCTTGTACTGTCACCACATGACCATCTATACAGAGGATATACGTACCTGTCGGATGGTCTGCACAAAAGTCGTTGACTGTATAGATATACCGTTCTGATTGCTCAATCAGTTTGCGTCTGTACCCACGTTTATAGAGGTACGCTCCCCAGACATAATTTGCACTCGGCATATCTGACAGAGCACATGCTTGTATCATTAATCCGGCGAATACCGTTTCCCAGTCGAAGCCAGTTGCTTTGCATATTGCTCGGACAACGCAATCTCCTGTTCTTTTATCCTTAACAGGATTCGGATTATAATATTCCCATCTGTCCATCAGTCAATCCCCTTTGCTGTCTTATATCGTTTTGCCGCTCCTCTGGCTTTAGCGGCGTTCTGGTGATTCCACTTAGCGATCATAAGTCGGTCTTGCAGTTCCCTCAGGTCGTTCTGCTTGCAGTAAGCCTTGTATGCAGCATTTTGTTTCTGCAAAAGATAAGACTTCCGGTCGAGGTCTTGTTGTAATGCGAATTTCGCCTTTTCGTTCGGTGCATTGTTAACTCCTGCTTGCAGTCCAAGAACCTCTCTTTTCGTTTTGCGGATTCTGCGTTCGTAAGTACGTTGTTTTTGCTCTTTTTTGTATTGTTCGCCTTTGTTGGCTTTATCCTGTGCCGATAGTTCTGCGTAGGGATTCGGCATTCCTTCCGCCCAAACTGAAAAATGATGTCTGCAATTTACTCCACATATTCCATCAGCTTCGCCATAATGACAGTTTTCAATAAAATCTGGATATTGACTTGCTTTTTGCTCCAGCATTCTACGGTATTCTGATGTGTCTCGCTCTCGAAAAAACTCCGGCTTGATTTCTTTTAATTTTTCCCAGTCTATGGAAAATACCTGCCCTTGCCATACTTCATGACTTGGGCGACTTCCTATGTGCGCCGATGTCAATACTAAACCGTATCCCATTTCTTTCATTCTTGTCAACTGAATATCAGCACACGCCTGAGCCACTCCAGTTCTGACAGAACGTGCGACTGCTGTTTCGATCGTGTCTTTTCTGCCAGATGGATATGTGACCGTAACACCATCACTCACAACATTATTAACCGCCTCTTTGATGGCTTGCGTATATCCAACTGCCCCAGTCATTACATGATTATATGCAAGGTCGCATTGGTTGATATACAGCGTCTGAGCCGCATTTGCAGTTGTCCTTGTGAAGTTCCGCCATTCTCCCATTGTAGCAAGCATATTTCGCTCCATGAGTCTTATCATAGCTGGCGACTGTTCGAGCGGTACAGGGCTTAATCCTGCCGCCTTGTATACCTTGTCATCATAGTTCATTGCAGTGATACCGGCATCTTCAAACGCTTCAAAAAGTTCCTGTTGTTCACGTTTAGTGTATTTGGATAATTCTGCCAGAATGTCCTCTAGCAGTTCGCCGGATTCCTGCAACGTCCTGATTCTCCACGCATCGGCATTGGTCAGAATATAATCCTCACCTCTGCCGATTCTTGCCATCATTCTCGACACAATCTCAGAGATGATGTACTGATGCAGTTCTTCTGCTATCTGTTCACTACCCTCTGTAATTTGCCGTAAATATTCTGGGCTTAACATAACTATTCATCTCCAAACAATTTTGGCTCGTCTGGCTGAGCTTCTTTGACCATTGCTACTGCCTCGTCTTTCGTCATTCCCTCGAATTTTACAAAATACAACCATGCCGGAACTTTGCCGGTGGTTACATACTGCCACCATCTTGCGCGGTCGTTTTCACGCACATATAGGATGTCTCCGAAATCATAATTGACTTCATAAGCCCCAACCGGTGCAAGCCCGTACAGATCAGCGTAGACGTTCAATGCGTAAATAACTTCATCTAGGCAAGACTCTAACTTATCCCTTACATCCTTGACGAACTGCACTGTCCTCTGCTGTTCTGCTTCTACTCCTGTTGCTGTCTGAATGCCGCTGGATTCGTTAAATACAAAGTACCCGTTGGAGAATCCAATCTTGTACCCTAACTGGCTTAAAATGGCATTTATGCCGCTTATACGGGTATCTGTGTTGAGAACCGGATTGATTTCCTGATAGAACTCTTTCTCGTCCTGTCCGAATATATTCTTGACAAAGTGCGGTAAGTTCATCTCATTGCGTCTATTCTCCATACCCTGCGGTGACATGGTTGATACAGGTGTACCGCTTGGCATCAGCAGCCTATCATCTGCCAGAACAATCTTCTGCGAATCAAAAATCTCTCCGGCGTTTCTGCTGTATGCAATATCGAGGTCTTTTAATTCTTCTATGGCTTCTGCGAATATCGGCAATCCAAGAGGTGTACTGATATCTACGTTATTCGCCTGTGGCGTCCGCAGTACTCCGTACAGAGGTCCGTCCAACTTTTCACCGTTCGCCTTGAGGATTGGCGGCGTATCTGCCATTAGGTCAGCCCATTTGGTCTGTTTAAGGTCAATCTTGTCTCCGATGCTTTGAGGAGATTTTGATACATAGGCTCTGTTAGAAACATAATACGGATAGGTCGTCACGCCGTCCACGGTGGTTTCAACAAATCTATGATATTCAAGCCGTGTATAATATTTCCGCCCAACCGTATAAGAGTCCTTGAATATAATCCCTTTGATTTCCTGATTATCATAATCCACAATCATCACATCTGCCGGAGTAAATACGTCAAGACTCTCACCGTTTGGTTTGATAAATACTGTTCCGTAGGCACAGCCGTACTCTACCCAGTGCCGAATCTGGAAATATACTTTATCAATCTGTTCCTGTAGCCACGTAGCCCTTGCGGAACCATCAATCTGAATGCCAATCGCCAGTGTTGTGAGCCGAGCTGTCTCAGAACACACAGATTTAGCAAAATTAATCGTCTTGATGTTATTCTTATCATCTAACCATTCCGGCACACCTCTGTAGATGTTCGCACACCGGTTAATCAGTGATTCCATCTCCGGAAATTCTGCCGCCTGAATATTAAAGTCCTCTTCGGCTTGCTTTTTAAAAATCATGTTAAACCACCTTTTTAGTGTTGTTATAAGTCCCATTTAATCTACCTTTTAAAATCCATCCATCTTACAGAAGTATCTCGCACAATAATGTCTTCATATTCTACAACTTTTAAGATTTCGTTAATGTCAGATGATCCATATATTTTTAAACCGATGCTTAAGAATTTATTTATTTTATCTAAAAAGTACCTATCTAACATTTTATGCACTGTGCCCCCTTCTGTTAAACAACGGCTCATAAGCATACCTAAGTGCCGAAATTGCGTGATCGTTTCCGTCAGGATAACCACTTATTACATTTCCCTCTTTGTCCCGATCATACTCATACTCCGTAATTTCCTTATATGCGTTCGGTGTCCGCTTCGGGTCAATGACAAGTGTCTTAGTCTGTAAGAACTTAAAACCATACTCGATACTTCCCGGCCCTTTGATTGCTCCTCTGGCAGGAAGCCCGGCATCCCGGAAGTCGTTCACGGACTTAGGCTCCGCAGAATCACATATCATTGTATAATCGTCATAACCTTTTTTCTTGATCCAATCAGCGGTCTTGGAGTTGCTCCATTTATTTACATACAACTCGTCAATCAGATATATCTTCTCTCTGGCAGAATCGTAATAAGTTCGGAGATAGCAGAAGGCGTCCGGGTACCATCCATAATCTACGCCAGCGAAAATACGATCCATGCGACTGATTTCTTCATCTGTAATATCTCTAATCTCCAGATATTCAAATACGTTTCCGCCGTTTCCATTCGCAATTCCCATATATTCATGTTCATAAGCGTTTGGATTGACTTCTTTCAGATGCTCTGCTTCGTCAATAAATGGCTGTCCCAGCCATCCTTTTGGCACGTCCAAGTAAGTTGATGAATGAACTATTCTGTTCTCTTTTGGTTCGAGAACATACTTATTAGCCCAGTTATTCATTGTTTTTGGTGGATTGAAGCTCTTAAATATCCATGCAAGGTTTCCACCACGGATGGCGGACTGTTCAATCTTACGAATTTCCTCAGGTCCTGCGAATTGGTCTAACTCTTCGAACCAGAGAATGCCAATATATCCGAACTCAGGGTTAATGGATTTAATCTTGTCAGGATCATCAGCACCGCGGAAGTATATCTTTTGTCCGGTTGATTTCAGCGTAATCTCCATAGGTGATAACTTAGAATCAAATTCTTCTGTGAATTCCTGTTTTCCAATAGCCCATTTGATCTTGTTATACACAGAATCTTTAATTGTATTCCCGACCTTACGGCAAACCACAGCATGAATGTCATGATTGTTCTTCATCAACTCTATTATAGTCATTCCAACAGTGGTTGATTTCGTGGATCCACGTCCGCCCTTAAACACATACTCCAGATGTTCCTTATCTCGAATATCTCTAATAGCTTGGTGAAAGCGATCAGGAATGTTGTACAGATCCATGTGATACGGCTTCGCATTTCTGGCAGCTTCTTCCGCCGCTTTTTTTTCTTCCTGTTCCTGCTTAATTTTTAATGCCTTTTCCAGATCATTCATAGATTTCAGCTGATCGGAGAAGTCTGGAGCAA